CCTCTTTGCGGCTGTCATCTTTCTGACAGTAGGCCGCTGCTTGCTCCGCTGTTCCCCGACGTGCCTCGAGATGGGCTGCCGGGTCGCCAAGAAGTCGCTTTACTCCTGGAAGACGCTGCCGCACTTCTAGTTCCAGATAGCCCTGCCAGTGGTCGCGCTTGGTCTCGGGACACGTCTCCCGCTGGTACACCAGATACGTCACCCCCGTCGGAAGAGCAGTAGGCATTACATCTTTGTAAGAAGTAAAACACCAATACTTTGCTCTCGCCATGGCCTGGGAAGCAGCATACGCAGCAGCAGATTTAGTCGGTGGACTCGTGGACGCAGGAGCGCCCCGGTCCTTCGCACCTGGACTCGTCGTGCCTGTGGGCGCGGCCGCTTATGGTTTGAGGAAACGTCAGCAGTTGTTTTCTAACGACGACGACGATACTGGCACAACCCTAGAACGCCCCTCAAAAAAAGGTCGACCTTCCCGCCCAAATTTGGTCGAAGTTTCCCGCGCTGACGGAAATCAAAAAATGGGCTTGCTAACATATCAACGACAGACGGCAGGCCGTCGCGGACGTTCGCGTCGTCGCGTGCGCCGCTTGGCGCGCTTGCAAAGACGTTCTGCATACAAGGGCTCGAGTTCGAATCTCATCGCCAACACTTTTCCAATTGTTTTTCCTGCAACGGATGGGACGACCGTACGTGAAGGCATGTGTGCCTATGCGTATTATACGCCTTCCTTGGCACAAATCACGGAGCAAGTGGCCAACTTTTACGCTCAGCTTGAAGGCGGAGCGAGCAAACAGACGGGGAGCTTCTCTATTAGCGTTCCTAAGCAGCGCTTTGAATTTACTTGGACCCCTGATTGGCCTACTCATACTTCTGTGGCCGTTGCTGCTAAGCTTACGCTCTACAAGTTCACGTTGAAGAAGAAGACGCCCATCAATGATATCATATCGACTCCTGGAGCAGCTGCACCTGCCGGCAACCTCGCCGACATGTGCTACTATGCGGCAACTAATTACGTCGGAACTATTCCAAGTCTTGGCATCAATGGTCTTCCATACGATCATATGGCCGGTATTGTATCGCGGTTCAACTCAAATACTCAAGTTGCACCGACGTTTACAGCTACGGATTGGAATGACACAAAGAAGAGTCCTCTAAGCGTGTTTGAGTCTCCGGCTATGATGTCGAAGCTCAATCTCGCATGGAGTCGTGACTTTTACATTCCTAACGGGCAGAGCATGTCGTTTTCTTGCGGCCATGGCCCATCTAACATCCATTATCCGGATTTGGAGATCGTACGTCCGGAGAGGACGGTAGCCAAGACAGCGCCTACAAATGGTGATAACTTCTTGACACCGTTCCTGCCAGCCGGTTGGCCAGTGTTTATTATCGGCATGCAGCGCCATACAGCTAGCGCGACCAATTCGTTGACCAATTTCGTCTTCGCGGACGCCATCAACGTTAGTCATCGTGTGTATTATAGGGTACCGGGCTTCCCTGGTCGTACTCTTCAGTTTTTCAATCCGAATAGTACGGCTTACGGGTCGTCTACGACGGTACCTCGGTATTCCAATGTGATAGGAACTGCAAATGGGACAGGAAAGGCAGATGCTTATACTGGGCTTAATTTGTAATTAATTATCGTCTCCGACGTCCGTATCGCATTCCCTTAGCGTATGGGTTGAAGTAGGGCGGGTACGCCCCCATTAGATTTCTCCGAACAGGTCGGATACGCCTGAGGCGCATACGACGCATTCTCCATCTCCTCTGTACTCTCCTTGCTGCGCGGACACGAGCCAATCGATAACGATTAGGAGCAATTCGCGCCATAAGTCCATAGGGCATGTTGGGTAGGGTTAGGGTTAGGGTAACGTTAGTGTTAGTTTTTGTTTCTGGGTACTCGGGGATGTTGCCGGTGGCTTACGTAGTGCCAGGAGGCCCAGAAATAGACCGGGGTGGGGGAAACAGTATTACCCCCCACCTCGGTCCAGTCCACCTGGGTCCCATACTTTATTTCATACAAAATAACGTATTGGACTTAGGGCTGGGGCTCACTGTCCCAGCCCTTTAAAAGGTCTTTTATCCAGTCGCTTGCGAATTCGAAGGCTCCGCCTCCGATTGCATCATCTCCGCCGAGACTTCCTCCCCCTCCTCCACCCAGTGATATTTCGTGATTCGCCGGTGCATCGGTGAGTAGTCTATCGACTCCTTGTACCACTCCTCCGGCGGCTTGTTGCTCGTGATGATGATTGTTTTGGCAACAAACTCCACACTGCCCCCCTTGGTTTCTAGCTGCAGCGGGTACCTATCGCACAACCGGAGAAGGAGGTCCCAAGGCAACCACCCATAGAAGTCGTCAAGGACAACAGTGTCATGTGAGTCATAGCCGCACCACCAGTTTGAACGGGGTTTCCAGTAAGCCGTAGGGTATAGTTCCCTGGCCGTTTTGGATTTCCCGACTCCTGTGGCACCGCATACAACAAACACTTCAGTTTTCCAAGACCGCACCTCAGTGGCAATGCGCTTGTAACGCTCGATCGCGCGGAAGTACTTGGCCCATGTACCGAACTCCTCGTCCGCTATCTCCTTTTCAGATGCCCCGTCGTCGAGCATCTTCTTCACGGCCAGCAGATCCGTTCGCTGCCCCGCCGTCACTTTTGAGATCGCCCCCAGCTCTATCGGCTCGGTGCCCTCTTTGCGGCTGTCATCTTTCTGACAGTAGGCCGCTGCTTGCTCCGCTGTTCCCCGACGTGCCTCGAGATGGGCTGCCGGGTCGCCAAGAAGTCGCTTTACTCCTGGAAGACGCTGCCG